CTTTTTTCAAAACATATGGAGAATGGTCCTCCATCGTTAATAAAATTAATTGTGATCATAATATGTTCTACATCTGGATATAACATACTAGCAGCATAATGATATATTCTTAATTGTGGATCATTTTCCAAACACTCTTGGGTTTTTTCTTTACCTGTGGCCCAGTTGAGTCTTTTGCCAGTTTTCCAATCCACAATTTCATAAAAATTATCATCTATCTTTGTAATCAAATCTATAGTACCTTTTAGGGCAAGTTGACCCTCTAGTTTACCTGTTGGGGTATCAAAACTATATTTAGCCCAAGGTTTATCTATCACAAAATCAAAATGCTGTTCTGGACAAACAATATGTCTTTGTCTAGGATCAAACATGCCATTATTAAATGTTAATGTTTTATCCACCCAGTTTTTACAGTCTTTTTTATCTTTTTCTGTCCATTTATGATGACTGCTCATTTTGGCATAATATTCGTATACCTGTTCTATAATAGAATCTAGATTATAATTATTAGTATCAATATCACCAATAATATCATCATTGATATGAGAATCATTATTCTGATGGGCCTGTTTGATAAAAGCTAGTATTTCTAAAATTTTATGTACTATTGTACCTTTATCAGCCTTTTGTCCAGACGGACCTCTCCAACCCAATACATACTCAATAAAGTATTGTTGTTCGCAAAGAGAGTGGGTATTATATGAGCTGCTACGAAAATATGTGATTATAATTGGAGTATTCCTTTCTTATGTAGGAACTTAAAGACGGCATATGTTTGTTGTGGAATATCCATATGATGATTAGTAATAATAATATCAAAATTTCTTTGATCATAATTTAATGGGTCTAGTGCCATTTCGGCAGCGCTGGTGGAATTATATGGATTTCTTGTCAATTTTATAACTACTCCTCCAGCGTTTTTTATGGCCTCAACCTCATTAGGAAATCTACAATCAGCAATAATAGCAAGTTCTTTGTTATCTGTAGTGATCTTTTTAAGAGTAGCATCTGACCAAACATTTTGTTGCATAGACCTGAAGATGTCTGTACCTACAAACTCCATCACTTCTCTGGCTGTTAATTGTTTATTGTTCCAATGATTATTAGTGAGTTCATTTTTATTGTCATCAGTACCATAACACTGATCGTATGTTAAGCCTAAGATATTCATACAAATATCTGTTTTGAGAGGGTCAGCAAAATTATAAATTTTAACGTTTGTATTATTTTGGATTTCATTACAATACTTAACAATCATTTCTGAGCATGTTGTTTTACCAGATTGTTTTCTACCAGCAAATGCAATTATTTGAGTCATAAATGTGTCCTTATTTGGTTATTAATTTCTTCGGGTGTCATATCAGCAATATCATTTTTAGTAATTCTAATATTTAGAATATTATATGTGCGATGACATTTATCATAGATTTGTTTTCTGGCCTTTTCCCCAGCCTCATCGTTATCCATAATTAATATCAATGACATAGCACCAGACATATCTAATAGTGTTTTTTGTCTATCATTTAGATTAGATCCAAAAATACCTACGGCATTATGAATATTATTCTCTTCTAATCTCCATACATTGCCTGGACTTTCTACTATAATAGCTGATCCACTATCTTTGATAAACTCTTTAGCAAACCAAAAATTATATAGGGAATCTTGTGTCTTAAATCCAGCACTATGTTTCCATTTGGACATTTTCCAAACTATATCAGACGATGGACACTTATCTGAAGACTCATGATAACTTTTACATTGATTACATTGTGAATAAATACTACGTCCAGAACACCCTATCATAGATGTATAATCTATATCATAGATAGGAACCACAGCCCGATTTGACATTTCTTTATTGTTGCTAATACAATCGCCCACATCATACTTATCTAATACGTCTGCTGAAAATCCTCTATTAAGAAAATATTGACTTGGAATTCTCAGATTGTTTCTAACAGTTGATCGTTTAATTTGTGGAATATCATTTTCTACCGGTTTTGTTAATAGTTTACTTTGAGCAATAAAGGAATTCTTGTCTTTTTCTGTGGTAGAAATTTTAATATCTTTGAGAGATAAGTTTAAGAACTGCGTGGCAAAATCTACGGCCTCATTAAAAGAACAGGCACTATCTCCATTTTTGGTCCATGCATAGTTTTGCCTGGATAATAATCCTCTAATAAAACCTATAATAGATCCTTTAAATACTTCCTCACAGTGATGAGTTCTACACTTCCAATTGCCTCTATAAGTATCTCCAGTATAATATAGGTTTAATGCGGTATCATTATCTCCACCGTGAATAGGACAATTCATGGTCATAAAACGACCATTATCTTTATAGTCCAAATGAAAATGATCTAATAGATCTTCTATTCTGTCACAAATCCTATCGCACAATACTTTAATTTTATTTTGATCAATTGAAATCGATTTGTTCATTTTCCGTTTCTTCAATAGAAAATTCTGAGCCACCATCTCCTCCATTATGTAATAATTCTATTCTGGTCTTACCTTCCACAATCTTAGCGCACCAACCCTTCATATGACAATTGATATAATCATTTTCCTCAATACCGGCCCCATGTCTACTGATAACTGGTATTAGTTTTCTATTGCCACTCTTTGGTCCATCCTCGGCCATTTCTTCATCGCTTTTTCTTTTAAAGATGGTAAAATTACTGCACAACCATATAATTCTATCAGAACCAGAAGCCGTATCTGTTGTTTCTTTAGTGATGCCATCTCTATTTAATTGTACAAATGCTACTATAGGAATCTGATATTTACACGCAAAATTATGTAAACTAGTCATCATAAAACCCAATACCTGATATTCTTTCATATCCTGGTTTAATCCAGCAGTATCCATAAGCTTCAAATAGTCATAAAAAATAACACATGGCTTGGCTGATCCGTCACTATTTAAGCCAACATCTTTAACTATCCATCTTTTCATGATGGCTAATTGTTCCTCAAATGGCTTACCGGCAATAGGTTTGTAATATAATTTAGCCTTCTTTAGTTCATCAATGCCATTTGTTACCTTATCTCTTAGTACTGTGGATTCATTAAATTTACCTGTTTCGATCTTATTAATTTCTATTTCTGTAATCATTGCCAATAGTCTATTAATATGGTCTTCCTTGGTCATTTCTGTATCGAGATTCAATACAGGAATACCAACCTTATTAGCAATATGAAAACCCATATTATCTGCTAATAGAGTTTTACCAGTTTTTGGTCTAGCAGCAATTACATTGATAGTGCTTTTTCTTAATCCTCCACCAATCGCATTATCATAAGCAGGAAATCCTGTGGATATGCCTACCTGATTGATCGGATTATGGATCAGATTATCAATATAATTATCTAGACCGTCCGATACATGGGTGGGATTATTTTCAGTATCATTTAAAGATGATGCGAAACTAAAAACCTTATCTTCTGCAATACCTAAAATATTGGTAATACTTTCAGAACCACTAATTTCTAGTAGTTTATCCTGAGCGTCTTCTAATTCTTGATGTAGTTTTCTAGCAATCTCAAGTTTTTTAATTTTGGCAGCGAATGTGAGGGCGTTCTCTTTTTTGGCTGGAAAATCAATAATGGCCTTAAGATGATTGATCTCGTCTTTCTTGTTAAGAATATAGTCAGTACCTAAGCCCTTCGCTGTAGAGTATATTAAAGGAATATCTATACTGGCTTCACTCTGTGAAGTATCAAAAATATGCTTTAAACACTGAAAAATATACTTATTACTATCTATAGTAAAAGTATGATCAGTAATTAAATCAGAAATCTCAACATAAGCACTATCTCCATATTTACACAGTATGGATAATAATGCCCTTTCAGCCGATGGATCACTCAATACCATAATTACCCCGCACTACTAGAACACTTGTTACACTTATACCGCTCGGCCGAATCATATAATATGGCCGGATTTACACTTTCTTTTTTTCCACAGACCCTGCATACAACATCCAGTGACTTGTACTTTCTACTACGCGGAGTGGGAGGAAACTTACTGAGAGCTTTGTCTACTATGGTGTCGTCCTTATGAAGATCTTTCACACCCATTGTTAAGAATTTATTTTCTGTAAATTCTGATGCTGAAGCTTTAGTTGTTTTGGTTTTGATTACGCTCTTATGTTTAGGCGGCTCCTTGATTTCGGTTGTGGTTTCTGGCAATAAAGATTGTAGTACACCAATTAAGAGCTTCAATTGTTCAGGATTATTTTTTAATGATTCAAGATCCATGTTTCACCTTGGTTTTTTGTACAGATAATAGTATATCTGATAGGTTTTTAATATTACCAGCTAAATAGGAAAGTCTATCCATACGTTGTTTCGCATATTTCTTAATTTTGTTGAGGCCAGATGCCTTATCGTTGT